CCGCTTTGTGACGGGTTTCTAGCGAATGTTTGAAAGGCATAAATCTTCCTGATGGTTAAATTGCTTATCTTAAAGGTCATTTTATACTATATCTAAGCATCATCTTGGAACATAAAGTAGACTTTAATAGACTTTCTCCATGTAACTTCATTTCCAGTAAGAATTGGCTTTTAGATCGTCCAGCTTTACTCGCTGAGTATGCTAAATTAGCTCAATTAAGTATTATTGACATAGAAAATCTTATCCAACTAAATTGCAATTCACTGAAAACCAAGTGGTGTCTTTCCCAAGGACACGACACTATAACTATTCTTGCACATGGCCTTAGTCAATGTATCGGCAAAGAACAATTGAAGCCTAAGCATGTTGTCAAAATTCTTAGCATTGCGTTTTTGGGCGAGTTACTCCGTAAATCTACCATATATAAATCGCTAAAAAAACTAGAAGAAAAATTACCTGTATCGCTATTCAGAACTGAAGTTTAGTTTACCACCCCTTCCGCAATCCGCTTCTTCAACTCCGGAATACAAGAGCCGCAATTGGTGCCGCATTTCAGCTTTTCCCCAAGGCTTTGGGGGTTGCGCGGCATTCAGGCGTTTCATGTTTGGCCTGTTCTGCCCTTTTACGCTACACACGCTCTGGAATACCCGCCTGTTTCAATATGGCATTGGCGGTGTGACGGGATTCGGTGGTGACGGGAACGGTTAGGTTCCGCGCAACCAAGGGGCTATACCAAATCTCGTGGTGATCACAGATGTTATAAATGAACCAGAAAAAATGTGATAAACCGGTTTTTTCTGGGAACAACTGGGAAGTTGCGGGAAGATTTTTGCAACAATTTGTCAAAAATCAGCTTCCACTGAGATAACCCGCCACATACGTCTGGATTTTGGCCGTATCACTGGCAGACAGCCCTAAAAACGGTCTGGCAGGGATTTTTACCTTGTTACCCCGACCCGCCATGCCACCCTTTTGCTGAATGCGGCCATAGACCATCGTGCTGCCGACATACAGGGTTTTGCCATCCGAAGACACGCTGTAATTGATCTGATTCGCGAGACTCTTGCTGATGCCGGTCAGAACCTTTTTGCTGCCCGCCAGCCGTACCCCTCGGGCATTCAAACTGCCGTCCTTTTTGTAGCCGCCGCCGCGTTGCAACAGGTAGCTGCGGATGGTCGCGGGGGCGTTGGCTTGCCAGCGTGCCCCGCTGGGCGCGGTTTCGGTGCGGAAGCGTTCTTTGGTGCTGATCAGCAAATAGCCGCCAATTTTCACCAGCAGCGGGCGTGGGTTTTTTAGGCGGCTTTCGAGGGTGATCAGTTCGTTCATGGGGTAAAATGCTGGTGCTGATTGTGACAACAGAAAATCGCTAGGGCTGTTCGTGCAGGGGTTTTAACACCCATGTTCATGGTGAATGATGGCGCTCACCCACAATCAGCCCACTTACAGCTTGCCATCCAGAACTTGGTATTTCTGCTCTCTCAGGTTGAATTCCGCAACTAGTCCAGCCGTTGCAACCCGATTAACAGTCACAGTATTTCGGCTTCCGGTTTGTGGGTTTCTCTCTTTCATCGTGTAATTTAGAGAAACTGCCCACTTCGCTTTTTGGCCTTTTTTTTGAATATTGCTATCAAAAACGTAGACTAAATTTTGTTTTTCCGTGTCAAAAAGTACGGCTTGTGGATTGTGCAATGTCATCGGCAATAGCAGCATGTCTTTTGCTGAAACTCCAGTGCCGCTCTTCTGTTTGTCTAGTCGCGTAATGTGTATTACGCCTTCATCCGTCAGCCGCACCACCGCCGAATCCAGCGTAATCCCCAAGCCTTCAAGGGCTGCCAGAACCTTCACGTTCACCACACCCACATCAAAAAACAACCCTGCCGACTGCTTGGCAGCCAAAACAGCCTGAACCCACGCGCCCAAGGTTTGTTCCAACGCCGCTAAAATCGGCGCATTGCTCAACGCACTGCCCACCGCCAAACTCGCCAACACCGGCGGCAGTGTCGCCGCCTTGCGCAGTGCCACTTGCATGGCTTGCCCCACCACCGAAGCCCCGGGCGCATAGTTGAAGCCGTGCTGCACGCCTTTCGGCAAGCGCACCACCTCGCCGGTGCTCGGCACCACGTAATCCACCTCGCCATCGTTCGGCGGCTGGTCGGGGCCAGACTTGCCGTAGTCGGCCAAGTCTTCCAGCGCAAGGCTATCCACCCGACAATTACACCCCCAGCCATTGGGTGGAAAATGGCTCTCGAACCACGGATGCTTGGCCGGCAAAATCAAGCCGTCCCAGCTTTTGTGGTCTAGGCGTGGGTTTTCGACGGTCGTATGCACGTAGCGCCAGAACGGACGCTGCTCTAGCTCCTCGGTCTGCGTCATTTGTTGCCAACGGCCAGCGGCATAGCTGGTGCGCATGTTGGTCTCGTAAATGATGCGTGCCCGCCAGGCGATGCCGTCGCGGCTCCCACTGCCAGTAAAATTCGTCCAGCCCCGGTTGCGCATAATTTCCCGAAACCGCTTCTGAAACGCGGGCAACCCCTCGCCCTTGGCAATGGCATCGTCCACCGCCGCACGCAGATCATTCAGCACGTCGGCGCGGGTCACGCCTGCCACCACGAACGCTTTGTCGTGGGCTTCCCCCAGAATGTCGTCCCACGCTTGGGTGGGCAGGTTCAGTTTTCGCCGGAAAAACGCCAACTGCTCCTCAAAGGGCTGGCCGAACAGAAACTGTAAATCAGCCACCCTTCACCCCAAACCGCCCCGACACCTCGGCCACCGCCAAAGCCAGCGCCATTTGTTCGACCATCTTGCTGTCGTCCAAATTATCGAACTGCATCAGCAACTGGTCTTGAAAATCCGCCAAGCTCTCGGCCTTCGACAGCAGCACCATCAGTTGATCCATCCAACCCTCGAACTGCGGCGACAGCGCCGCGTCCAAGCCCTCGGTGTTGGCCGCCAACAAATCGGCGGGCGGCTTGATCGCCGACAACCGTGCTTGCCCCGCCGCCACGGGTGCGGCTGGCGCGGGCGGGTTCGCCGACATCGACAACAGCGGCTCGCCTTCCGACGGCACCGGCAGCTTCAACTTGGCTTGCACATACGACACCGAAATCGGCACGCCAATTTTGGTCAAGCCCTCCATCGACTTCACAAAACTGTCGCGGTCTTCCGGCTCCACGGTGTCGAAATGGAACGTCGGCAAGCGCCGCACGTCCAAACTTGGCTCGTTCAACAGCGCCAGCGGCAACAGCAACTGCTGCTTCAGCGTGCTTTGCACTTGCCGCGCATCTTTTTGCCGCAAATCGTAGCGAACCTCGTTATGAACCTTGCCCAGCGCGTGCGTGCTTTTGCCGTCGGCTTGGCTTGTCAAGGTGGCACCCAGCATCAGCTTGCTCATGCTGCGTTCTGCCCAATCGCTCAAGGCCATGAATGGCTCGTGGCTGCCTTTGGCGGCCTCGACAATCTCTAAATCCATGCCCTGCGGGAAAATACCCGCCGCATGGTGGCCAAGGCTCAAAATCGCACTGAACAAGCTCGATTTTTGTTGATCAGTCGCCCCGTTCGCATACTTACCAATGCGCAAGGGCAAACCGTAAATTTCCAACAATTCCGACAAATCACGCAGCGCATAGTTTTTGAATAAATACGGCCACGCCGCCGTCCGCAACAGGTTGTCTTTGGTCAAATAACCGTGGGTGGCGCTGTGTCGATGCACGATCCAGCCAAAATTCCAAAGCGGGCTTTTTTGCCCTGCCGAATCCAGCAACAGCAACGTGCTCAGGTCATCCGATGGCATAAACCACTGGTGCGGGCGCAGCACGGTTTCCTTTAACTGCCACTGCCCTTCAGAAAAATCCCACTGGTTTTCCAGCCCCGCCCAGCCAAAGCCCACGCCTTCCATGCAGCCTAGCAGCAGGTCTTCAAAATTCTGAATGCCCAACACCCGGTCGTGTAAGCGCCGCGCCAAGCGTTTCTCGGCGGCACTGGCATCGCGCGGCGGGCGAATCTCCCAATCCACGTTCAGCAGCGCGTTTTTGCGCTTCTCGTACTCGCTTTTGAGGTGGGCATCCCGCTCCAGCATCCCTTGAAACAAATCCCACTGCGAGCGTGGATCGCCGCGCTCAGCAATGTCCAAAATCTCGTGCAATTTCAAAGGTGTCAAACCGCGCACGGGGTGATCGCCAAAGCGCCCCTGCTGCTGCACCACCACCGAACGGTTGCTGCTTTGCTGCTCGGTGCTGGGTGCGGCATCGGCTTTCAAGCGCATAGCATCGCGCATTCTTTGTTTTAAGTTTTCAAACATGGATCAGCCCCAGCCTCGGTCGAACGCGGCGTAACGGTCTTCGCGGCGGTCGGGCCGCAGCCTAAATGCGTCGTCATCGCCGCTTTTGCGGCGCGGCACTTCAATACAATCCCCGCCAAAATGCACCATGCTGGTCGCGGCATACACCGCCAGCGCCAACGCGGGCGCACCATCACCGTGGCGGGGCTGGCCGTCGCTGCCCTCCATCTTGGCGTTGTCTGGCACCTTCGCCACGCCCTTGTGCATCCGCAAACTGCGCAGGTCGTTTTTCAGGTCTTCGTCGGCAGGGATCAGCAAGGTCTTCTCTTCCAAGCCCGACTTCAATTTCGGCATGTGCGCCACATACCAACTCTCGGTCAGCATCACCATCTCCACGCGGTTAAAGCCAAATTGCTGCGCCGTCACCTCGGCCAGCCAGTGCCCGTTGCCGCGCGCGTCCATTGCCCCTGCCAGCAGCACGGGCAGGTGATCGAGCACGTACCACAGCACTTGCTTTTGGGTCTCAAACGGCACATTCCGCAGTTCGACCGTGAAAGGCGCAGTCAGCTTTTTATCGTCAGACAGCAACAACGGAAACAGGTAGCTCAGGTCGTGAATCCGGCCAAAATCCATGCCGAACACGTAGCGCCCAAAGCGCGGTAATTCTTGTAAAACCGGCTTGAGGTGCATACGCAGCCAGTCGTCAATCTGACGACGGCGCATGGCCTCTGGCAGCATCGTAAAATCGTTTTTTAGCGACAACCGCAACACCGGCACGCCCGGCAGCATCGCCGATTCGATCACGCCACGGCTCAAATACGCGCCCGAACCCTGCGACGGAATGCAAAACAATTCTTCGTCGGCATCGCTGCCGTATTTGCGCACAATGCCAGCACGGTAGGCCGTTTGGTCGGCCAGTGCATAGACCTTGCCGGTGCGTAAACACACTCGCTCGTACAGCCCATCGCTGAGAGCTTGGTCAAAATCGTAATGGTGCAGACTGTAATCGAGCTTGCCGCTTTTGCAGTCCTCGACGAGATCGTAAAACGGGTTTTCAGTGCCGTTGTAGGTGCTGATCACGTGCAAGCAGCCGCCCCAAATTAACAGTGCAATCGCCGCTTTCAGCAAGCCCGCGAGGTCGTCGTGGAATGCGGCCTCATCGATCACAATCCGCCCTTGCTTGCCCCGCAGGTTGCGGGGGCTGCTGCTTAACGCGGTAATGCGAAAGCCCGAAGGAAATTTGATCGAAAACGAAAAAATGGTCTTTTTCTCTTCGCCGTCGATGTACAGCTCTTCGCTACCTTCTTCTATGTTGCCTTCCAGTGCCAGTGCGTAATCCCGCACCCAATCGGCACAGTCCAAGATGAATTCTTGCGCCATGTCTTTGGTGTAGCCGATGTACCACACGTCCATCCCGCCGGTTCTGGAGGCTTCGAGCACGCTGTCGGCGGCCTCGCTCCAGCTAAAACCCACGCGCCGCGATTTCACCGCCACCTTGACCGGAGACCGGTCGGCCAGCCAGCGTTTTTGACCCGCCAGCAACACCCCGCTGGGCGTGGCTGGTTTGATCAGGGCGGGCAGTTGGACGGTCTGGGTCATTCGGCGATGCCCAGAATCTTTGCCCGCACCCAATCCGCCCGCTCATCCGACAAGCCCGCCTGCTTCATCGTGGTCTTGGCAATGTCGGCGGCGCGCTCGCGCTCGGTTTTACGCACTTTCTCGGCAAACACTTTCTGGTGCGTGCTGGCGCGGGTCAATTCGGGGATGATTTTGCCCAACGTGCCGATCAGCTTGATGCGCTGGTCGTTATCGGTTTTGCCCTCGTCATCGTCGTCTTGCAAGCAATACATCAGCTCCATGACCTCGGCCTGCATCAGCTTGATGCTCGCGCCGGAAAGCGCGTCTTGGTTGTCTTCGGCCTCGCTTTCGATGGTGCGGGCAGTCGCCACCAAGTCTTTGATACGCTTTAACTTGTCGGCCAGCTTGATCGAATGCCGGCCCACCGCGCTCTTCGAGATCGAAAAACCGCGCTGCTTCAGTTGCTGGCTTAAAGCATCAAACTGCGAAAACCCGTTCTCGCTTAACGCGGCATCCAGCCACTGCTGCACCTCGGCGGGCAAGTGCGCGATCTCGGCACGACGCGGCACTTCAACGCTCCACCGGCAACACAATGCCGTTTTCGAGCGGGATACTGCCCTCGACCACATCCACGCCAATGCGCGTCAAGGTGACGTGCCAGTTTTCTTGTGCTTCATTGCTGATGTGCAGCAGTTCGCGCAGCTTCAGATAGGCCAGCTCTTTACGCACTTCGTCGGCGGTGTAGGGTTGTTTGTCGGTGTTTTGCACCATTTTGCCGATCAGGTTTTCGGTCGCACCGTAGGTGTCGGCACTGTGAATGATCAGCAAAATCGACCCGCGCAGCAGTTCCCGGCGGGTTTGTTCCATTTTGGCTTTCAGGCTTTTCATGGCTGCCCCTCGCTTAGGGCTTTTTTTTTGCTGTCGAAGGCTTTGCTGATCAGCGGTTTGGCAATGTCATCGTGTTCTTTGTCTCCGTTCGCTACGTTCAAGCCCAGCGGCGACAACACTAATACCAACACGCCGCTGCTTACGCGTCGGTAGCTCAGGGTTTCCTTCTCGTGCAGCCACTGCACCTCGTCCATAAAATCATCGTAGGCAATGCGGTACGACTCCAGCATCAAATCGCTGTGCACCAGTTCGGCCGCCGCTTCGTAGTTACGCTTCGCCAAAGACTGCAAAATTTTTAATCGGTGAATTTTGAACATGAGCATCTATAGTGCTTAATTAC